TGGAACCGGTGCCGGTGGCGGCGTCGGTGCCGCCTCGGGGACGAGCGAGGCGTAGGCGGCAGCGACGGCCGCGGCGGCGCGTGGCGGCTCGCGGTCGATCTCCGCCGGGTCGGCGGAGAGGCTTGCCAACAGGGCGAGGAGTGAGCGGTAGAGGGTCACAACGTCACCTCTAATCGAACGTGCTGCCAGAGCCAAAAGCCAGCCTCGCAGACAACAAACACAAGGCCGACGATTGTGAAGAATGTGCTTAGAATCCACCCCGTCAGGAAAGCCGCTACCCAATAGGGACTGTCAGAACCCCAGTTGGCCAGGGATACGGAGAGCATCGCTACAGAGGCGGCCCACAGAAGAAACCAAAGGACCACTGATTCCATTACCAGCCCTCCCCGTGATCGACCACCCGATTCCCGGCGGCATCGACCGCCGGGCTCCTGACGATCTGCTGTCGCTCGAGCTGCGGGGCCGGCTCGGCGGCCATCGCGGCCCACAGGCCGAGCCGGGCGGCGATCCGGGCCAGCCGGCCGACGGCGGCGAGGACCGGCCGTTGGGGCGTCGGGTTGATGGGTGATGACGGGCTGGAGCCCAGCCACCAGCCGGCAGCGAGGGTGACGACGATGATGGCGATCAGCTTGCGGTCGAGGATCATGGCGGCCTCACGGGGCGAGAGAGAACGTGTCAGCGATCAGGCGGGCGGGTTGCGGGCGGGCGGCGGCTGGGGCCGGCTGGAGCCAGTTGCCGTTGTCGAGGGGAACCGGCTCCCAGTTGGCCGTGGTTGAGTAGGCCCAGGAATCGCCAGCCGCGGCCACTTCCTCGAAGTCCTCGCGGACGATCCAGAATGAGCCGTCGGGCTGGTCGGCAGGAAACTTCCCGCCTCCCTGCGGCGGCCATGTCACATCCCACGAGTTGAGAACGAGAGCGCCGTCCCGCGGATTCTTCGTGCCCGGCGGGGCGTTTGCGGCCCATCTCAGGCCAGCCACCGCCATCTGGTGCGGCCACGTTCCATTGCGGCGGATGAAGCCATCGGCATCGCGGGCGCTCGCCTGGAATCCGACGTTGCTTGCGATGGTGACCGGCATCCCGGCCGACAGCGCGTGGACCAATTCTGTCCAGGTGGATACCCGCGACACCTTCTGAATCGGGTGCTTCTTCGCCTCGGCGTCGAACTTCCCGTCGTCGTTCTTCCCGCCGTTGCCGTACGCGCCCCAGTCACGCTCAAGGTGCTGTCCATTCGTCAAGTCGAAGCCAAAAGCGGTATAGGGCTGCTGATAGGTGATGCCCCAGTCCCTCACCCACTTCGCCGCGTGGAAGCCAGTGCTTCCGTCGCTGAATCCGCCGTATGGCTGCCGCCCGTCTCCGGGCCTGCCCCGCGCCTCGACGCGGGAACCGCCATAGATCGAGGGCGTCGATGGTCGCAGCGGAACTTCGCCTCGGAGTCCTGCTTCCCATGCCACCGCCTCCGCGAGATAGACCGCGTGCTGGGCACCGTGCGCCACGCACGAACCGACGGACGCCTGATTCGACACCTTGAACGGGATTCCGTACCGCTTGCGGCTGGCCTTGTCGGCCGCGCGCCACAGGAAAACGTCCTGGCCGATCGGCACAGCCATCGCATCGGGGGCCGCGGACGCAAACACACCCTCGCGGCCCATGGCGAAAACGAACTCGTCAGCGCCGACGATGTCGGCTTTCCAGCCGAAGCGGGACTCCACCTTCCCGGCGATCCGGTGCGTGGCCCGCTCGACGAGCGCGCCGATGATCGCCGCGAAGACGACGAAGCCGACCGCGGACCACGTCCAGACGGTGCGTTGGCGAGCGGTCATGGCAGCCACCCATCCAAAAGTTGGTAGGACAGGTCATCCAGCCAGTCGGCAGCGTGGGACAGGATCGCGGCGACGAACGACAGCGGCCAGCCGACGAGAATTACCATGAAGTAGGCGGCACAACAGGCGACTTCTTTGACGAGCGTCATCGGGTCGCCTCCGCTGCGGCCTGGCTGACGGCCCGGTACGCCCGCACCCACTTCGCCCGGGCGGCAGCATCGACCGGCCCGCCCTCGGTCCCGGCCTCGGCGTCGAGGAAGTTCTTGATCGCATCGCGGACGGCCGGCTGCCGAGCCCCGAGCGAAACGCCCCGCGTCCGCAGCTCGCGGGCGGCTCGGCGCAGATCGTCGAACGCTGCCCCGGTGCGGAGCCGCGGCTCGGTCTGCTGCCCGTCCCACTCGATCTGGCCGGCGAGCTCCTCGAGCAGAGCCGCCGTCAGACCGGCATCGGCGGCGGCATCCGGCCCTACGAATCGGCCTCGGAGATCGAGGCCAACCACCGGCACAGGGGCAGGGGCTGGAGCGGGTTTCCCAGATTCCAGAATTGAGAACGCAATCATTGCCCCGGCGGCGAGGATCGCCAGGAGCGTCAGCGGGTGCGGGCCTGCGGCATGCGGGGTAGCCTGCGGGGCGACCTGCGGGGCAGGCAGCGTCGCGAGCGGCGGCAGACCCGCCGGGGCGGCTGGGCGCGTCCACAGCAGGTAGGCCACCGCAGCGGCGGCGGCGAGCATCCAGAGCGGCGGGATCATGCGGTCGGCTCCGGGGCGGCGGCTCGGGTCAGCGTCAGGATCTGCTCCAGAGCCCCGCCGGCAGCCGAGAGCACCAGCGTGCGAACGGCCGGTCGGACGATCCACCAGACCGGCCGGGCAAGCAGCGGCACGCACGAATCGGCCACGGCGTCGAAGAGCGTCCCGACGCAAGCCAGCGACCACGCCTTCTTGCCCGGCCCGTCGAGGGTCGTGATCGTGTCGAGCCCGGCCACGGCCAGGCGGATCACCTCGACGACGAGCGATCCAAACTCGGCCACGGTCAGGCCACCGGCGGCCTTGAGGCGCGCGCCGGCGATAAAGCCGAGGACGGCAGATTGAAGTTGCTCTGGTGTCATGGTCAATACCCCGAGGGTCCGGTGGCGTTGGTTCCCGCGATCACGATCGAGTAGGCGACTGAGCCGGTCGGCCCGGTAGCGCGGATCGTCACGGCACGTTCGGTGCTGGTCACGCCCCAGGCGTGCGTCTGCTGCACGGCGAGCAGCTCGCCGCCCGGCCCCACCTCGCCGGCGACACGGCCCCAGCCGTTCGTCCCGGAGGGGCCGACGACGATCCGCGGTCCGGTCGTCGTCTCGTTGTTGACCACGCGCACGAGCCGGACCTGCCGCATTGTCTGGATGCCGGTTGCACCCTGGATCGTGTCGGTAAGCGACAGCAGATCGAGCGTCTCGGACGCGCCGACCGCCAGAGAGCGATTCGACACCCAGAGCTGATCGGACAGCGGCCCAGACACGCTGTTGAGCGGGTAGACGGCGTTCGCCGACACCGCCCGCGTCGAGCTGCCGACGGTGCCCGTCTGCGTCTGCGTCAGGCTCGTGGTTGTCGATACGATTCCGTCGAGAGAGTCAGCCATCGGTGATCTCCGTTCGCCCTCGTGCTATCGCTCGCCGCACCGCCGCGACCGTCCAGCCCAGCCGCCAGGCGATCACCTCAATCTCGTCGTCCGTCCGCGCAGGACGGGAAGTAACGCGCCGTGACTTCTCGCAATTCCGCAGCAGATGTTCCAGCGACACGACATCCCCGGCGGCTGCCACCGATTCCCGGCCGTTTGGGCCGGCCCGCCAGTGGCTCGGTCGCTCGATCATGCGTCACCTCCCCCCACGCTACGGTTCACGTGGTGCCGCCGGCAGGGGGTACGGACGCCTGGCACTCGGCAAGGCAGGCGGCGTAGCCGGCAAGATCCACAACGTTGTCGGGGTGCGGCCGCGGCCCCAGATCGCGGGCGAGCTTGTCCAGCAGCATGATCCGAGCCCAATCGGACGTTGTCAGCGGCCGTTTCAGCACCGAGGCGAACAGGCTGTTGACCATGCCAACGGTCCTTTGGAAATGCTCCTGCGGCGGACCGTAGACGCGGTGGCGGTCGAGGACGGCGGCCCGTGCGGTGTCGAGAAGCTGCACGGCCACCGGCGGGCCTTCCGGCTCTTCGATTAACGTCGCCTCCGGTTCAACCTCGTCGCCGGTGAAGTGCTTAAACTCAACCTCGCCCCGCAGGATGTTAACGACCGGGTACGCATCTTCCATCTTCCTCGTCTCCTGAATGTGCCGCACCAGCCGCCGCGCGTCAGCGGCAAGGGTGCCCGATGTGCCCGTCCAGCAGTTTGCCGCGCCGGCCCTCTGGATTCTCTGGTCGATGGTAGCGAGGTCGGCGTCTGTCAAGATTGCCGCACCTTGCCCGCCTGGATGCGGAAGTTCTCAACATCGAAGCTGCGGTCGGCGTGGACCGTCACCACCGCCGCGCCCTGATTCCATTTGTTGAGCCGTGCGTAAGCCGGCCGCATGTCGCACAAGCAGCCCGTCGAGAAGCAGACCGTCTCACTGCCCATCATGTCAGGCTCGGAGTGTGTCGACGTGCGGTGACCGTGGCCCTCGAGCACGGTGTGATGGAGCCGCATAAACGCTCCGCGGGCCTGGTTCACCGGCGAGCTTATCCCGTTGCCTTTTTCGTGGCCGTGCAACACCGGCAGATCGCCACAGAGGATGATTCGCTTGTCTGCTACTAGTTCAATACCCAAATTGTGAAAGCCGTACCAATTGTCGATGCCCATGATCGGGTCGTCGGAAATCTCTGGAGCGTGCTGCCAAAGCCACGAGTCCCAGCGCTCCTCATGGTTCCCCAGTTTGGCAACCATCCGCATGTTTGGAAACTCTTGCCGGAGCCACTTCAGCAGATCGCGGCCGGCCGCCAACTCGTTGCGGAAGTTGCGCAGCTTGGGATTCTTCTCGTGCCGAGAGATCGTATAGAAGTCGGCCCAATCGCCGTTGAGCAGGAGAGCGTCGATCCGCTCCGCCTGGAGGTGGTCGACCGCGGCCCGCAGCGCCGTCTCGTCGTGGTACGGGACGTGGATGTCCGACAGGATGCCGACCTTGCCGGTGATTCCGAGATCGAACGGCAGCCACGGCTCGGCCTGACTCTTCGGAATCGCCAGCCGCTGGCCGGCGGGGCGGGTCGGCCGGTGCAGATGCTGCGTGTCGCACTCCTTCCTCCTTCGCGCTCCCAACAGCCCGAGAACACCGCGCACCCGCGAGCGAGCCTGCTCAAGCGTCAGAGCCCCGTTGCACTCGGCGACGATCCGACGGGCGAGCGTGCGAGCCGGCGCGTCTGGATGTGCCTCGATGATCCGGCGGACAATCGGCGTGATCTCGTCACCGGAAGCATTCCTCTTAGCCATCGTCGTCCTCCCCACGGGTGACACCGAACGCCTCGAGCACAGCCGCGGCTTCCTCCGCAAACTCCGTCACCTCGCCCTCGTCCAGACACCACCAGCGAGCGTGGATCAGCTCGTGGAGCAGCACTTCCACAAAGTCGACGCCGACGAGCTTGTTCGACACGCGGATCGTCCCCGTCTCGTCGTTGCAATCTCCCAGCCGGTCAGTCGGCACCGCGCAGACGCGGATCTTCCACTTCTTCTGCCCGATGTGGACCGTGGCTGATCGGCGTGTCATCGGCAAGCTCCTTTCGTGCGGCCTCGATCGCCCGAGCGACCATCATCCGTGCCGCGGTTGCCAGAAACGGCAGCCCCTTTGTCGCGGCCGCTTCCCGTAGGTGCTCGACGATCTCCTCGATTCGGCGCAGGCACTCGGTCGGCCCCCAGGAGTCCATCTGTGCCGCGAACGAATCGCAGCCGCACCGCCCGTCGTCGCGGAGGCCCCACCATGCCAGGGAACGCTTGAGATGGCAGCCGGGGCCGCAGGTCGTCGGCACCGGCTTGCGGCACTGGCGGATCGCGTTGCGGACCTTCGACACGAAGCCGCAGCGCGGGCAGGTTGCGTCGGGGGCGGAGAGGTCGCAGTGGGTCATGCGGAGATTTCCCAGTCGAACGACCCGGAGACGATGTCTCCTGAGGTAACCGGGATCGCGGTGGCCAACAGAACCACCCCATTGGTTCCCGACGCGAGGACGCCTGTTCCGCAAAACGATGTCAGTGTGATCGGGTTATATGAAGTGTTGACCCAAAGAACCAACAATCGGCAATCGCCATCAATGATTTGCCAACTATTTGCCGTGATGCGTGCGTTTGAATCCATGTAGGCAGAGACATCATCATTGCCCGCCTCCAGATTCACATTCAGCGGCGATGCAAGACAGCCCCATCCCCAGTTACCTAAATACCAATTGCAATAGTTCGGGACTCTGTCAAGAACATAGGTCCCGTTTGGTGTTCCGCTGGCAAGCGTTGGCCCGGTGTAATTGCTTATGGTCAAGTAAAGGCTTGCTGGCGGTGGGTTACCGCTACAAAACGTCGCGCACGGCGTGCCCTCCTCATAGCACTCCCGCACGATCCCATACAGCGTGTGCTGCCGCTTCTGGACGTTCCAACGTATTCGTGCCGTAACGCTGAACGTCGTCTCGACGTTCTGGCACTGCAAAGCAAACGATACCGTGCCGTCGTTGGTGCGCGGATCAACCGCACCCGCACCGCCCGACACCAGCGGAACAGATGCCAGCACAACCGTTCCATCCGCCGGAGTGATAACGGTGCCATCGGGAAACACCACCGCCCCAGCGGAAACGGTCAGCTCGATCACGTTTTCGGTGAGAGCCGTAGACGGTGCTGGGTTATTGATTCCGAGCTGTCGCGTGCTACGCCAAAACGAAAACCGATAGGTGCAAGGAAACCGCGTGCCGCCGCCGTAACTACCGCCGTCGCTAAACCCACCGCCCACCTCCTGCATCCACGGGCCGCTCCCGTCCATGCCGTCGTAAGGGTCAGAGGCGTCGTTGTCGCCGGTCGCTGTGAGGAAGCCGTCGGTAGGGTTGCCGTTTTCGACGCCCTCGAAGTAGTTCGTGAATACCTTCTCGAACTCCGCGCCGGTGTGGGGCTCGGTGCATGTGCGGGTGCACGTCTGGCATGACACGCATCCGCACTGCTGGCACGGCGATGATCCTCCAAGCAGCATCACGTACACTCCGCCCATTCAAGGTGCCACGTTGAATCAATCAGCTCGCACCCGACCCAGAATCCGCCCGTCGGCCCCGTGACCGTCTGCGCCCGGTTGATCGCCGTGAACTTCAGCGGCCCGCTCGGCCCGGTGACTTGGTACGACCCGTCGCCCTTCCACTGCGTCACGCTCGCCGTCGCGTTCTTGCTCCACGTGCCCGTCACCTTCCCAAGCCGGATCGACGCCCCGCCGGCCCCGCCGAACCGCACGATGGCCCACTTGCCCGCCCCGGTGCCGCTTTCCTTCCAGAGGATCTGAGCGTCGCCGCTGGCCGCCGAGGTGAGCTGCGTCAGGTCGCCGTCCTTCGCCGTGGCGAACGTGTCGGACTCGGTGACAACGTTGATCTTCGCCTGGACGACGCCGGCGACCGCGACCCGCCCGATGCTGCCGGCCGTGATCGGCTCGACCGCCACCACGAACGACGAGCCGCCCGTCGGCAAGCCGCCGCTCAAGACCGGCTGATCCTGGAACTGCTGCGTCGCGGAGCCGGTCGCACCCGAGGGCGTAAAGACGACGCCGGCGACGGAAAGCACGCCCCAACGGCGAACCGTCCCGGTCGTGTTGTTCTTCGCCAGGATCGGCGTGTAAGGCGGCGGGCCGGCGGACGGCCCGTCCGCCATGCCGTTGCCGCGCTGCCCGAGGACGATGTCCGCGGCTTCCTGAGCGCGGTTCAACGCGGCCGCGGAAAGCTGCCCCTTAATCGGTCCCGGCGTCACGCGCACATTCATGCCACACCAATGCCGAGCTTCGAGAAGTCACCGTCGGGATAGACCTTGTTGACGTAGACGAAGAGCGGTTTGCGGATGACTACGTTGTTGTTCTGGTCGTCCTGAGACGCATACTTGACCCACAAGAAGTCGTGCCCGTACTTGTTGTACGTCGTGATGTCGCCAATGGCTTCAGCCGGTAGCGATGCCGGGAGCGCGTCACTACCGCGATTCGGCGTCGCAGAAAAACGGTAGGACAGCGAGAACGGTCCATCGCCACGCTGGGCATCCCACTCCTGCTGTCCCGTCATTCCAAGAAAAAGCACTTCGTTTTTCAGAAAGCCGCGAAACGCAGCAAGATTTACCGTTCCGGTCAGCAGATGCACGGCGCGAATGTAGGCATTGGTGACGTAAGAAGACGGAACGTCGTAGGACTCCGTCCAAGTCAACTGCGGCACAACAATGTCCACGCCGTTGACACCGCGGTCATCAACATTCACCGCTCCGTTCATACTGGGCTTGTTCTGGCCCGCCAATAGTCCATTCGGGCCGTAGACACTTTCTCCCGCTTCGCCGCCCCTTGACTGCGTGACCGTCTGCGTCCCGCCGGTCGTGTCGAACGACCGCGCCCGCTTCAGCGGTCCTGTCTGCGTCGCGTCGTCAGCCCCGAGCTTCTCGTAATTGACCGTCACCAGCCAGGCATCATCGCCTTGGTAGGTCACGCTGTACTGCTCGGCTCGCAGGCGTACCAGCGGCTGTCCGGGGTAGCTCCAGTATTGATAGAAGTTGCTGATCTTGCTGTTCACGTCGGCGTGCAGAACGTCTTCGTTGCTCGTGCCGATGACGTTCCAAACACGCGAACGGGTAGACGGATCTTTTCGGCCCAGCCGAAAGATCGTCGCGGACCGGCTCGTAGAATCTTCAACCCATGTCAGTGCCACGGTGTTCTCCTCACGGTCCGATGCCGCCAACCAAAGCCTGCCGCTGCAACTCTTCGCGGATTCTCTTCAGCTCCTCAAGCTGCTGCTTGTCGATGTTGCCGGTGCCAAGCTGACCCAGGCCGAACGCCGAGAAGGTGCCTGCGATGCTGGTAGACATGCTTGCCGCCTGTGGCTTTTTAATTCCATCCGGCGCAGATGTCTGAGCGACCTTTTGTTCAAGAGCGGTCTTCGCCTGATTCACCGCTGCCATGCGATCGGCGGCCCGTTGGCGGTTTGCGTCTTCGCGGCCAGCAATCCGTTTGTTTAGGTCCTCGTTGGCGTCAAAGTACCGCTGGTTGGCTGCTTGAGACTCGGTGGCGTTTGTTTTGCTCGCCTCGTTCATGCGAGCTGTAAGGCCGGGCCGATCCTTGCCACGCTGATCGGCCCGCGACTGGTTTTCCTTGTCGATGGCGTCGAGCTTTCTTTGCGTGCCCTTCGCGCCTTTCAGGTATCCGGTAATCCGAATCCATGCCTTTTGGATCTCTCCGACCATCATGTCAAACGTCGCCATAACGCCGTTGGCCAGCTCATCAAAGACGCCTAAAACAACGGCTGAGACTTTCCGAACGGCGTTCCCAATATCCGTTCCCATCAAATCCCACACGATTGCAATCGACGCGCCGAGCACGTCAAAGGTGTTCTGAATCAGACTCACCCACGGATCGATCACGCCAAGGATCGCCGCCTGCCCTCGAAGCCACGCCGCCTGCACGCCCGACCAGAGGATGTCGATCGCCCCGGCGATGTCGCCGGCGGCGATCGAGTTGTAGACGCCGGTGATCGTTGTTGACGTTGTCTCGCCGAGTTCGGCAAGCAGCGCCTTCGCGTCGTTGATTGGGCCGTCGAACGAGCCCCGCAGCGAGTCCGCCATCTTCCCGAGATCGACGCCGGCCACGCGAGCCGCCATCGCGATGCCGCCGAGGACGGCGGCAATCGCCAGCACCGGGCCGCTCGTGGCGATCGTGAGAAGAGCGCCGCCTACCGTTGCAATGATCTTTGCAAACGACATGATCGAGGGGCCGATGCTTGCGGCGATGCCAGAGACGATCGAGAGCCCTTTGCCGAACGTGAACAGCAGCGTACCCACGCCGACGAGAGCCCCGCCGACGGCGAGCACCTGGCGGACGAGGTCTTCGTTCTCGCGGACGAACCGGGCCGCCGCTTCAGCCATGCCGGCGATTGCGTTCGACGCCCCGACAACGGCCGGGGCAACGGCACTGCCGACGGCCTCACTGAGCGAGACTAGCGAGGCTTGAGCCCGGAGCACTTCGGCGTTCTGACTGGCGAACGCCATGCCGGCGGCCATGATCGGCCCAACGATAGCCGACCCTGCCACAGCCATCGTCTTGCCGACGCTGGCTACCCCGCTGCCGAGGTTGCCGATCTGCGTGTTGACGATCCGCAGCGCGTTCAGCAACTTCGACGGGTTCGCCCCGATCTCAACGTAGACCTGTCCGCCGCGGACTGCTGATGCGCTCATCGGTCATTCTCCGGCTGGTCCGAACAACTCGTCGAGATCCCTTTGCGTCGCCATCCGCTTTACCGGCTTCGACTTTGTGAACGGATTCAGCTTGCAGGCGTCGATCGCCGGCTTCCCCTGCCCGCGGTTGGCATTTGCGAACAGAGCCATCTGATGCGCCGTGTGCCACCAATCGGATTCCAGCCGAGCATCGCGGGCCGCCATCAACTCTCGGAGGGTTCGGTTGTCGGGATCGAGGCCGGTGATTCCGCAGCACTCCCAGATGACGGCCCATGTGTCAGCAGCGCCGCCTCCGCTTGCTTCGTGACCGTCTCCGCCAGCTCCGTCATCCGAGCCGACAGCGCCGTCACCACGCCGCGGAGGCGCGGGGGGAAAAAAGACACAAGCTCCTCCTCGACTGCTAGCCCTCCTTGCTCGAGGGAGTCGCCGCGGAGAGCGTCGAGGAAGTCTTCTTTCGACAGTCCCTTCTGGATGATCTGCGGCAGCAGCAGAGCCGCCAGCGTCTCGCCAAGCGCCGAGAAGTTGGACCGCAGAACCTGAAACGTCCTGGCGATCTCGCCGGCGTCGATCAAATCGAACGGCACCGCCTCGGTCGGAGCTGGCTCGTCGGCCGTCTTCGGCGGCAGTACGACGCGGACCAAGTCCTTTACCCTGGCTGCCGACGACACGGTCAGCGACACCTGCCACCTGCCACCTTGATCGTCCCGAAACTCTCTCATGTGCGAAGTCCTGCTTGGGTCTTTGCCATCTGAATCGACCAGACGCGAACATCGTCCAGCGGTTGAGCGTCTGACACGTTGACGACTACCGCCGTGAACGAATAGCCGCTAGTCACAACGGCGATCTCGGTGCCTGCGATTGCCGCAGCGATGGCGGTCGTGGCCGCGGCGTCGTCGATTGTGTCGAGGGTGATCGACACGGCGTATCCGGTCTGGTACGAGATCGTGGCCCGGCTGGCGAACGGCGTGATCTCGCGGGTCGTGCCGGCAACGCTGACTTGCACGTCGCGGACGCCTGGCACGGTCACGCCGCCCCACGTCACCACGGTGTCACGGCCGAGATAGATCGCCACGGCTGCCTCCCGGTCAGGAGGTCTTTTTCGCGGTCAACGTAAACGTGACCGGCCCGTCAAGCGGCCGATTCTCCGAGACGTTGAGCACGGTGTAGCCGCTGCCGGCCGACGCCAGCGAGGTCATAACGGCCGTCGCGTCGAGACACTCAATCTCGGCGACGCGGGTGACAAATCCGCCGGTGGCCGCTTTGAACGAAATGCCGCTCGCGTTGACCAGACCGCGATGGGTCACGTCGATTGCCGTCACCTCTTGTGTAAACGTGACGTTGGTAACGCCGGTCGCGCCGTTGTGGCCCGTTGGTGCGCCGCCGTCCCGACCGAGAGCTACTGCCATGTCGATCGCTCCTTATTGGACGCCGCGGGTGCAGGAAACGGAGAAGGTGACCTTGTCGTCGAGCGGCTCG